CCCCACACATCACCGAGAAGAAATGCGGTAGTCCAACCAGACTGTGCTATCAGGTATGTAGCAGTAAGTGCTAGTCCAACGATAGGCAGAAGTTCTCTACACTTAACAACCCAGTTAGAGTACATAACAAGAACAACGATTGCCCAAATAAAAGTTAGTGTGTCAATGTAAACTGACATGTCGGCTCCTTTGCTGTAGTACCTTGTATTTCCATGTATACATTCGCTGAAACACCAAACAATATTACTCCAGCAATAAGGTAACCTACGTTATTCTTGATACGTTTAAGGCTCATTGTCCTAAGCCCCCTCGCACAACCCATGCTACTACAGCAGAGATGAAACCACCAACAACAAACAAGACACTTCTGTCTAGCAGTTGCTGTCGTTTCTCTTCATTCTTTGCCATAATCTCTACGGTTTGATTGAGGAGGGCTATAGTAGTGTTTAGTTTGTTGATGCTAGCTTCTAGGTCATCATGAGAAGCTTCGAGCCTCTCTACCCTCCTCTCTAGGTCGTCACTCATTTCGGGTAGTTCCTGTGAGATAGTTGAAAATGTGGTCCGTCCTTGAAGGACTTCCAATCTCCACCCCACTCAATGTCAACGCCAAACTCTTTAGCTGCTTGTTTCATTGCGTCTGCAATAGGGTAGTATTGATCCCAGTCTTCGATGTTAGGGATACCATCTTCGTCTACGTCACCATTAAAAGGGTATGGGAGTAGATCAACAGCATGTCCTGTTAGGTGGCGTGAGTTCATCGTAGTGGACTTACCCTTAGAGAACAGCTCTTTCTGACGAGTAATACTGCGAAGACCCTCCCCTACAGAGAAGTCCTGTGACGAGATAGTTATAGCTTTGGTTACAACTTTCACAAGGTCTGGGTGGACACCTTGAAGTTTTTTATTGGATCGTTCACCTAATACGTAGCCCATCGAAGTATCCTTAGTTACTGAGGCTTAGTGGGCCACGCCACGTTATGCGGGAAACCTTCTTGCTGGGGAACATCAAGAAGAGCCTGACGGTAGTCCGCCCAAGCCTGTTGTTGCTCTGCGGTTAGTGCTGCCCAGCGAAGCGCATTACCAGCGAGACCGTCAACATGCAGAGCCAGCTTGTTGTTGCGTCTAGCCCTCTCTATTTCTGCAAGGCGCTCGTCAGGGAAAACCCACGCAGAACCATTCCAGTATTGTCCTTTTAGACCACCTTCATCCCTGAACTCTTGGCCCTCTGGGAGAACTGGAAGGTTATCTGGGTCAACTACGATAATGTTTAGAGTTGTCTGGGTTGCTGTATCAATTATGAACTTCTTCATAGGATTGTCCTCTTTGAATACACTACCACGATGCCGTTAGCACCGTCCCCTGCATCGCCAGCATCGCCGTCATTTGAGCCGCCGCCGCCGCCCGGAAAGCGCCCATTACCTGCTACTGCGCCGTTTTGTGCTGCAGCTCCACCGTTACCACCCCACATGGAAAAACCACCACCACCAAGAGAACTACCGCCTGCTCCTCCACCATAGATGGTTGGGGAAATACCGCTACCAGCATTACTATTAGCGTCTGCTTTCCCATAGAAAGCGTTGTATCCTAGAGAGCCAAATTCAATAGTAGTGTTAGCTGAAGTCACTGTGTCGTATACGGTTATAAACTGTGCCCCAGTAGCAGCATCGTTAGTAGTTCCATTCTCACCACCGTCAGCCAAGATGTAGCCGTAGCTACCACTTGTCCCAAACGAACTACTCCCCCCATCGGTTCCAAGGCCATTAAGAGCAGTGCTACCTGACCCTCCAGCCCCAACATTGACTGAATGAGTTGAACTAAGTAGGCCCATATTAAGTTTGTAAAACACACCCACACCACCGTTACCACCAGCAGCTTGGCTTCCAGTGGAATCCGTGCCACCTCCACCACCGCCGCCTACAGCCCAAACCCACACTTCGTCAGTGGAGACAGCATCTGCTGGCTTCGTCCATGTGCCTGATGATGTGAATGTTTGGATGTCGTAGGTTTGGCCTCCAGCAGGAAGATTTGTGAGGGCGGAACCATCACCCGCAAATGCGGTTGCGGTCACCGTGCCGTTTACGTCAAGCGCAGTTGATGGAGAGGTCTTGCCAATCCCTACGTTGCCGCTGCTGTTGATGCGCATACGTTCTGAGCCGCCGCTGTCAACAGTAACGGTGGATGCTTTAAGTTGTAAAAGACTGAGGTCATTGCCAAGCAAACCTGTAAGGCGTAGTGTCCCGCTGTTGGAAACACTGCCTGTCCCATCCGCCTGAATGTAAAGATCACCACCAGCAGAAATAATCCTATGGGTTGCGCCATCGTCGGTTTCGTTAATCCTGACAATCGGCTGGCTCCCTGAAACATACACTACGTCTAGGAAAGAACCTGAGCCAGCTACGTCGAGCGGGAAAGCAGGCGAACTCGTCCCAATCCCTACCCGATTATTCGCCGCATCCACGACCAGAGTGCTGGTGTCTACAGTTAGCCCAGCAAAAGTCGGGCTGTCATTGGGCTGCACTGCACTATCAGCCAGCGCACCCTGTGCCGCAGTAGCGTAATCAGTGCTATCTGTTGCCGCAGCCGTTCCAAGTGTGGGGAGACCAGTTAAATCTGAGTAAGCCCCAGTGGTCGCTACGGTAGCTAAATCACCTGACTGCACTGCGCTGTCAGCCAATGCACCTTGGGCTGCGGTGGCATAGTCAGTGCTGTCGGTAGTGGCCGCAGTCCCAAGACCAAGATTGTTTCTAGATGCAGCGACATCGGCTACATCAGAAAGGTTGTTTGCACCAAACATAGCACCCGACAAAGAAGCATAAGCAGCAACCCATAGGCTACCGTCAAATACTTTCATAATGTCATCTGAAGTATTGTAGTAGAGAGCGCCAGCTACAAGCGGATCACCATCATTGTCTACAGAAGGATCGCTTGCCTTCTGGCCGAGGTAACGATCATCAAAGTTGTCCAGTGCGGCAAGAGCAGCATCAGCAGAAGCACTTGCGGAAGATGCCGAGGATGCAGCGGCGGATGCAGAGGATGCAGCATTGCTTGCAGATGTGGCTGCATTGGTTTCGCTTGTAGCGGCATTTGACGCAGAGGTCGAGGCGGCACTTGCGCTTGACGCAGCATTTGTTTCTGACGTAGCTGCATTTGTTTCTGACGTAGCTGCATTAGTCTCAGATACGGAAGCAGCTAGTTCAGATGCTGCGGCATTAGTCTCAGACAGAGAAGCAGCGGAGGCGCTATAGGCGCTGTTAGAGGCTGATGTTTCTGCGTTGTATTCAGAAATACCTGCGGCAAGGTTTGCTGCTTCAGCGTCTGTCTTAGCGGCTTCAGCCTGGTCTTTATATAAAAGAGCCTGTGCTGTGTACTCATCAATAGTAGAGAACACCTCTTGACCGTCTACATAGATACCGGATGCACCGATAATAGCATTTCCGTTGAGGTCAAGGTCAGCATTCATAGCATTAGGGGTGCTACCGTCTAATGACATGGTGTTGTCAAATGCTTGGGCAATAGCTTCAAAGTTAGCATTCAAAGCTTCGGCAGAGGTGTACCCAGTTTGAATAGCTGTAGTAGATGGTCTTTTAGCCATGAGTTAGTTTACCTTTAGCCCTAGACGACTTGCGTCATCTGACAACAATGACAAAGCTTGTTTGTCTTCTTCTTCTTGTTCTTTTTGACGGAGAGCTTCTTTAGCCTTAGCTCCTGTCTCTTTGTCAAGCCAGCCCTTCTCTAGGAGAAGTTTAGCTGCACCGAAGGAACTACGACCACCAGACTTCATCTCTTCAGCTACATGACGAATAGCGATTGACTTGATCTTTACCTCAGCCTCTCTACGCCACTTATCATACTCACCCCTGATCTTCGGGGACTTCTTGATTGTCAACCAAACATCCCACGACCCAAAGACCGTGAGTGCAAACTCATACTCAGTCGGATCGTTGGGAACTAGGTTGACGTAGAGTTTGTGTAGGGAGATGTATGTCTTCCCGTTGTCTGCCTGGTGGTCATCCTCCTTAAGGGTAAACACCGCATGTTCAGGACGATCATAGCAAAGCTCATAGAATAGTGACACAGATCTAATCTTACTTGTGTCACCCTTAAACGTACCCTCTGGGAACATCATGGTTTATGGTCCTAGTATTGACAACATTGTGGTAATAATACCACAGGGTCTGTGCCGTTGTCAACAACTAATATCAGAAAATAATCTTGTGACCATGTCGATTGTTATTGACAGACCCTTAAAGAATTTGTATAATAAATTATCGGTTGCCACCGAGGTATATATACTATAGGGACTACTATAGTTCTTATCTTGTGGTGGTAGGTTCTTACGGTAAGAACTAATACAATAATCAATATCCAGATGGTAGGCCCCTTGGAGTGATCCTTGGGGTCTTTTTGTTTTCCTTGGTCTGTACCTTGGTATGACCTTGTAGGTCTGAGAAATT